TTAAAATACGATACATAGTTATTCCATTTGAGAATTTAAAAAATTTATTGGTTTCTGCAAAATTTTTAGTATTTTTTTTTCCTAATATTTCTTCTATTCTACTATCATAAATATTAGATTTTTCATAAACAATAAAGTTAAAATCTTCCTTTCTCTCATTAATTATGTAATTTAATCCATCATCAATATTTTTTGTAAAATCTAATCCATCTGCACTAACAACATTTTTTTCTCCAATATTTTCAAAGTAGTATATCGTATGCATAAATTTCTAACCCTCCAATGTTTAATTTTTTTTACTATTTTGATTCACAGGCAATTCCGTCACCATCTCTATCAAGTTTTGAGCTGTATCCAGGTTCTCCTTTTTTAATATCTGAATATCCTGCAGCTTTTGCGGCTTTACAGCTTTTGAAATAAACAGCTCCCCCTGCCATAGGTAATGCCAAAATAACTCCCCCTAATAAAATTGATAATATTACTTTTCTACTTTTCATAAACTTTCCTCCTATATATTAAATTTTTGTTACTAATTTATTTCATAATTTCCTTCATTCTTTCATTGTATGTTTTTATATTAGTTTTAGTGTATAGGTTGTAACAATCTAATAAATATTGTGATTTTGTATAATTATATCTATTCTCTTTTAATTTTTGTAACCCGTATCCTTTAAATTTTGTTCTTTTTCCTATGTACGTTCCATAATATTTCTTATTTATATCAAATAAAAAATTCTTTTCTCCTTCTCCTATCACTATAATTGAATTATCTATTAAATTTAAGAATTCTTCTAACTGAATTTCCTTATATTCCAAGTTGTATTTTTCTTTCAATTCTTCATTAGAATATTCAGTATAATCTGACATCCATATACATAAATCTTCATCATAATAATTTTTGCTATATCCAAATTTGATAGCATTCATTAATACACTTACTTTTTCTCCTGTTTTAGCCATAATAAATTCAGAGAAAAAATCTCCAATATCACTATCAGATAACCATTTGTACAATGTTTTTAAATTTTCTTCAACATTTTCAGTAGAATCATCTAAATTTGTTAAATCTCCTTCAATTAACCAAAATCTATGCTTACAGTACTGCATTCTTTTTCCTGCTGGACAGTTACACCCGCTATGTATATCTCTTGAACCTTCTTCTTTCCAGAAAGTAACCCTATAAGGTTTTTTTCCTGACCCTCTAATATAAAAAGTTAGTACTTTTTCTTCCAATTTAATCAGCTCCTTTATTTATTAATTTATATTTTCACATCAAATGCTTCTTTGTAAATTTCTATTCTTGCTTGTATCTCTTTTGTGTCGTTAAAAAACTTATACTTTTCAATTAATACTTGTGCATTCTTATAATACATGTCTAAATTATAGACTAAAAAGTTTTTCAGTCTAATTTCCAATGCCATTTTACTTATTTCAAAAATATCTTGTAAATCAGAAAAAGAAGTCTTTTTTTCTATGCTATATATTAATGCTTCATCTGAAATCATGAAAAGAGAAGCTCCAATATCAGCCTTTACTTCCTGGATATTTTCTTCTTTATTGTAGCCATCTTCTTTCAATAAATCAAAAAAATTTTGAAAAGGAATGTCAGGCTTTAAGTCAAATAAAGCATGATTTATTTCGTGCATTTGTGTGAAATTTTGCCTACTTTGTATCATATTTGTATTATATCCAATAGCAACAGTATTATCTGAATAAATCATTGACCCTGCCATTTTATCTTTTGAAATATGATTAAATTCAAATCCTCCAAAAATAAAATTTTTTTCCTGTTCACAAAATTCTCTATAATGATACCATCTAAGCTGGTACTTCTTGATGAAAAAATATCTTGCTACTTCATTTATAAAATCGTTTAATTTTTCAAGAATACCAAAATACGATAATCTGTCAACAGGAATTCCTCTATAAATAATATAACCCACTGAAAACCTCCACATTTTTATTTCTTATTTTTTTCTTTTATTTTTTGTAGTAAAAAATCAGTGTATTTTTCTAAATCCTTTTTAAGTTCTTCTTTTTCATCTTCTGTTAATCCTTTAACATCTGCCCTATAAAATGTTAAGATGTCAGGATTATTATTATTTACATTTTGTTCTGAAATGAAATTTTTATTATCTAATCCCCATAAATTTTCAGCATTGATTATTTGAGTTGGGGTAACATTTAAAGCTTTTGAGAAATCAATAATTTTGGATTGACTTAAATCTACTACTCCTTTTTCAATTTTAGCTATAGATGAACGATCGGAATAACCTGTTAATTTTGCTAACTCATCTTGTGTAATTTTTAATTCCTTTCTTCTGTTTCTAATAAAAATACCCATAGCTTTTTTTTTATCATCCTTATTCATCCTGTTTCTCCTTAAAATTTGATATTAAATTATACCTTATGAGTGAATAAAAAGCAACTTTTATTTTAAAAAAATAAAAAAAATGTTGACACATTTTCACAAATATGATACTATAAATTTGTGAATATAATTCACTAAAAGAAAAGAGGTGAGACAATGAATTTAAGAGAAAAAATAAAAAATTCAGGTTTTAAATTATCATATATAGCTACTCAACTAGGATTAAGTTATACTTCTATCAAAAAGAAAATGAGAGGAGAAGTAGAATTTAAAGCAACCGAAATAGCTATATTAAAAAGGATATTAAATTTATCTGATTCAGATGTAAGCTTAATTTTTTTTAGTCAAAATAGTGAATATAATTCACTAAAAGAAAAGAGGTGAAAAGAATGAAAAGTTCACGATATAAAAATTATTATACCGGAAATAATAGGAATAAACGAAAACTATTGAAAGAAAGAAGTAAAAAAAGTACAAGTAATGAACAAAGAAAAATTGAACTAGCAAGGAAAATGTCTATAAAAGAAAGATATGAAAATTTAAAAAGAATTTCAACATCTTTCGTAGAACGACTTTTAGATGATGAAATTCCAATAATGGTTGACGATATTCCTACTTTGATTAAATTGATAGAAATAAATATAAATCATTATCATACGGGTATCCAGTCCCGCAATCCTTTCAGAAGTTTATAAGCTTTCTTCATAGAAGAATTTTCTTCAAGAAAAAGCATTCCTTCTAGAGCCAGGCTTAAATGGTCAAGATTATAAACAGGTTTACATAATAAACCACTAGGAATTGGTTTTTCTACTCCTTGTATTAATCCTGCATCAAGCAGATTGAATATGATTAAATCTAATCTATGGCTAGATAGTTTTAAACCATTGAAACTTTCAGGATATGTAAAGGTATTAGTTTCAAATCCTGTATCGATTATTTTGAGAATTTTATAGATAACAATAGAATATTTTGGATTCTCATAAAAATCCATAATAAGACACCTCCTTTCGTATAAGATGTGTGGCAACATTATTATACCTCAAAAGTAAGGAAAAAAATTAAATTAAGTCATAAGTATATTAATATAGGAAGGAGTGATAAAGATGAAAAATACTCTAACTGTAAAAGAATGTTCTGAATATATTGATAAGTCAATATCCGCTGTTAGAATTGGACTGCAGAGGGAAGGCTATAAATTTGGAACAGCAATACAAACGGTTCCACCTAGCCCGCTGAGGCCGAATGGTAGTTGGGATTACCATATACCAAGGGCAGCAGTGGAGCATTACATGAAATATGGGAATTTCCCTGTGATAATTGTCAATGGAGATGATGTCACAAGTCTTATTCATTCGTTAGCTAATAATATAGCGATGGATATAGTCAAAAATAAAATTAAAGAAGTAAGATAATAAAAATAGAAAGGTGGCAGAAATGACTAAAGATTACAAATATATTCACAACCGAGAATGTCTTTTAAAAGACTGGGGTAAAAGTAGCAGATTTGGAAAATACTTCGTCGAGTGGTATGACGAGGATGATGAAGAGGCATCAGAAATATTTGATACTGAAAATGAGATGTTTAATTATCTCAGAAAAAATGGAATAAAAGAATAAATGTAAAATAGGAGGAATGAAAAATGACAAGTAGATTCAAAAAAACTTTATTGTGGTATGGAATATTCATAACTGCACTTACGCTGAATCAATCAAAAGCGTTTACGAAAGATTTTATTGTTAAAATAGTTGTACACGGATTATGGATAGCCCTTGTGGCAGTCACTTACGTTTATTTTAAAGAAGCGGAGTGGGATTAGATGAAGAAGGCATCAATAGACAAAAAAATAAATGATCAGCAGGAAACAATGTATCAAGTCTACTATATACAGAGTGATGGTTCACATGACTTCTTGCCTGAAATTAGATTCACAAAAAAGATGGCGAAAGAACATTTTGAAACTTTTGATAATATTGAAGATGCTATTAACATGATATTCAAATACGGATATGTACTAGCTGAATTCAATGACTGTACGGGAGAATAAATATGAAAACAGAAAATAAAAAAGCCGTTGCTGGTAACAACGACTAAAATTTAAATGCAACTAATTATACCACAGGAAGTGAAAAATGAAAAGAATAATATTGGATTACGGGTATGGTTCAGTTGAGTATATTAATGTTAAAAATTTTGAAATAAAATATCCTTTTATAACAATAGATAATAATAAAATATCATTATGGGATGTTGAATTTATAGAATATAAAAATTTTATTGCATGGAAAAACAGGAGGAAAAAATAAATGTGGACTTATGATGAAAAACAGTTAAAGGAAAAAAATCTTCCAGGAATGACTATTAAAGAAAGTGCTTGCTATGAATGTAAAATAGAAAGAGCAGAACTATTCAAATCAGATGTCAACAAATCTGAAGCATTAATACTGACATTTAGGGCTTTAAAGGAAGATAGAACAGCCCGAATACCTTTGTTCTACAAAAATAAAAAAGGAGTGGAACAGATATTTAACAGTAAACATATAAATCAGTTAGTATACTTATTAAAAATTAAACATGAGAATTTAAAAACAGAACTGGACGAAGAAGGAAAAGAAATATTTCCAATGATTGAAAATCGTACAGTTGGAGTATTTCTATCATATCAGGGAGTAAATGAAGTAATAGATGAAATTACAGGAGAAATAAATTATTTCAATGAATATCAGATAAGAGGTTTCTATCACTCAAAGAGTAGAAAAACTACACAGGAAATCATAGAGAAAATAGAAACTTCGCAGACATATGAAATATGGGAGAAAAATTTTCTTTTAGAAAACAAGTTAAGAGAAAAGAAAGAACAGGAAAGAGGAACAGCAGTTATAAAACAATATATGAAATCACAGAACAGCATGAATGATGATGCTGACTTTCCCTTTTAGGAGGTGCAGGAGAATGAAAGTAATAATATTTGACACTGAGACGAACGGACTGGAAAACTGTTCTGTTTTATCAATCTCAGCAATAAAAATTGATGTCAATTTAAAAATAAACTCTTATAAAGAGATTGAAAAGTTTGATAGATTTTATTTTAGAAATAAAGGAGAAGAAATAAATGTCGATGCAATTGCCATAAATGGTCTTTCAGATGAGGAAATTCTAAAGCGTAGAACGAATTCTAATGCAAAATATTCAAAATATTTTATAAAAGATAAAGATTTTGTAGATTTTTGTAAGGACACAAAGCATTTCGTAGCACACAATATATCATTTGACAGAAAATTTATTCCGTTTGAATTAAAAAATCAGTTTTGTACAAAAGAAAGCAATATTGACATTTTAAAAATTCCAGGGAAATTTGGAAGATATAAATGGCCAAGATTAAATGAAACTGCAAAATTTTATGGAATAGAACTTGATGAAAATAGATGGCACGGAAGTGAATACGATACAGAAATCTGTAAGGAAATATTTGTAGCAATGCTGAAAAATGAAGAAACATCTGAGATTGTAAGAGAATTTTTGGAAGGTGAGAAAAATGAGAGTTAAAATCGACAGTATTGAACAAAGCAACTTTTATAAAATGCCTAAAAAAATATATGAATATGATTTAAAACCGGTTGACAGAGAACTCTATATGCTGTGTTTAGAAAATTGGAGATTGTCAATTGCTAATAACTGGATAAATGGAGATGGTGAGATATATTTTTATGCAACACAGGAAATACTGGCTAAAAAAATGAATCTTGATAAAAAATCTGTCATGAGATCGTTTAAAAAACTTGTTGAAATTGGGATATTACAAGTTGAAAAAGAAAATGGCTTTTCAAATAAATATTTTTTAACTGATCTCAATATTGAAAACCAACACCAAAAAGGGACTGGTACCAGTACCAAAATGTCACTACCCCCAGTACCAAAAAGGGACTACACCAGTACCAAAATGTCACTACCCCCAGTACCAAAAAGGGACACAATAAAGAATAAATACAATAAGAATGAATTAATAAGAATAAATAAAAAAGAATATATATATGTCATTTGGAATGAAATGGCAGAAGAACTTGGTTTATCAAAAATCAAAATGTTAACAGATAAACGTAAACGAAAAATTGATGTACTTTTAAAAAAATATACAATCGAAGAAATAACTGAAGCTCTGGAAAAAATCAAAGAATCTGATTTCTTACAGGGAAAAACGAGTAACTGGCAGATGACATTTGATGATTTTATTGAAGAACGAAAGTTCATAAAATTACTGGAAGATGGATATAAAAACAAAAATGAAAGTAAAGCAAGTGGTATAAAAACTGATAAAACTGGAAGGAAAAAAATCGATCTGACGGAAGAGGATGTAATGGATACTCTGAAAGGCTGGGGATTATAATGACATTAGAAGAATTTACTCAAGCTTTTGTGAAGTACCAGGAATATTATCCGGAGCCAGTAATGTCAAAAGAAATGAAAAGTATATATTTTTTAGGTTTGAAAGATCTGACAGTTGAGCAGCTTAACAGTGCATATGTTGAAATAATCCGGACAAGAAATTTTCAGAAAATGCCTAAGATTGCAGAAATAAGGGAAAATGCATTGGGAGAAACAAAGGAGCTAATGAATTTAAGAATGCAGATGGCGAGGGAAAAAATATTATTTGCAATCAGGAAATATGGAATCTATCAAAGTGTTGAATTTGATGATAAAGGAATTCATGCATTGATAGACAGTGCTGGAGGATGGCAAAAAATATGTGCTATGGAACAGAATGAATTTGAGGATTTATTCAGATACAACAATTTTGAAAAAATATATGGAGCTTATTGGAAACTTCCTAGAAATGTCAGTCAGAATTACCTGGGCCTTCATGATAATGGAAATGGAACAATGAAAATCAAATATATTACAAATTCTGACATAGGAGTAAATAATCAGCAGAATAACTTAATTGGAAATACTCACAAAATGATAGGAGAGCAGAAATGAAAGTGAAAAAACTGGAAGAGATTATAAAAGAAAACAAGCAGATGAATGCAAGATTCAAAAAGATTGAAAAAATGGAGCTTGAATTGCAGAAAGAAAAAGCTGAACTGAAGGAAAAAATTGGGAAAAATATAAAAATTATTGAAAAAATGAAAAAGGTAAACTAATGAAAGTCAGATTATATTACCGGCAGGTATGGGACGAAAACGGGAATCTGCATGAAATAAAAACTGCTTCTGTAGCAGAGCTAAGCAATTTCATGAAAAGAAATGGTGGTTCTGTGAATGGTTATAATCAGGGAAGTAGAATGGTTCCAAAAAGCAGATTACAACATTGCATAGACAATGTGAGCATTGAAGATTTAATGACTTTAGAGGAGTGATAATGACAAAGAAAAGTAAAAAACAATTAGTACTGGAAGAGCTAAGAGAATTTGTAAAAGATTCATTCAACAATTTTGATTTTCTGATAAGCCCTGAAAACTTTTCTTTGAGATTTTCGACAATTAAGAAACAGAGCAAACATTTAAGATTTTTTAGTGATGAAAACATCATTTTTTCAGAAATACTGGAAAATCTAGGCAAGGATTTTCTAAACGAGATGGTATATTTTCAAATGATACTGAAAAGAATGAACCATGTCTTTCAGAAAATAAAAGATACAGCATACCTTTTCAGGAGCGACTTTATAAGTTCTGATGTTATAGAAAAGGCTAAAAATTTTTATTATATCTACAACGAAGATGTTAAAAAGTTTGATGATATTTTCAGCGCATATTTATCACTGTATGCTTTAGCAAAGAAAAATCAGGAGCTTATAGAGTACAGAGACGAAAAAGGAAAACAGATTGAAGAAATGTACAATGAAGACAATACACTGATACACAAGTCAATTATTGTTTTTGAAAAGACAGAAAAAATAATTGCCGATAAAATTTGGAATGGAACTTTGGATTGGAACTGGAGGGAAAATGGCAAGAGGAAAAGAATGGACTGTTCAGGAAATTGAAGACATAAAGAGATTAAAATTAATAAAAAGATTAAGCTTAAAGGAAATAGCGCAAGCTTTAGGCAGAAGCTATGATTCTGTGAGCCAAAAGGCTTTTGAAATAAAGTTCAATACTAGAGAATACACTGAGCAGGATATAGAGTATTTAAATAAACTGATTTTTAAATCAAAACTCACAATAAAAGCTATTGCAGGAAAGCTTGGAAGAACAGAAGGAGCTTTAAAGAAGAGAATGCAATGTTTATTCGGAAGTACAAGTTTGAGAAAAATCAGGAATAATAAAATTTATTCAAAAAATATGAAAAATTATACTGAATCTGAAAAAGAATTCTTAAAAGAAAATTACTATGAAAAAGGCGGATTGTATTGTGCAAAAAAACTTGAAAGAACAATTTATTCAGTAAGAAATCAAATTCAGAAATTAAAAAGAGAGAAAGCGATTTTAAAAGAGCAGACTATTCCAAGATTCAATGAGAGTGTTGCCGGGTATGTAATCTATTCTAATGAAACGGGAAAAATTATTGAAAGATATGAAAGTCTGGAAGATTGGCATAATAAAAAAGGAGCTGATAGAAATTGAAAATAAAAAATTTAACAGCAGAAGATGTAAAGTTTCTGAAAGAACTGAAACATGAATTGAATACACAGGATAACAGAATGACTGCAAATCCAAGATTTTATCAGATACAGCATGATAGATTTGTTCCGTCAATTGATGGAGATGGAAACTATTTTGAAGCAGTCCGTGATGGAGAAAGTCTTGGAATATACACATATGACGATGAAGGACTGGAAGAGTTGAAAGATGTCCTGCTTGCTGATTATGATGAAGAATATTCAGAAGATGTTGAGGAAATCAATTCATTGAAATTAGAAAAACTGGACAATGATTCATTAGATTTAAAATGTTATCCAGGAGACTATGAACATGTATATTTAAATGCCTTTTTAACTGAGAGGGCCTGCAAGGAACACATAGAAGCAAACAGACATCATTACCGAAATCCAGTTGATTATCTGAGCTATGGTTTTAGAAATCCGGAACTGGAGAAAGTTTTGGAGATATTATCAAAAATAGAAATTATGGAGGAAAAAGAATGAGCTTAGAATTTTTAGAAAGTGTTGAATGCAAAGGAAAAGTAATAAGGGGTAAAATATATAACTATGAGGTTTACTTATTGGCCAAAGATGTTGCAGATCTGTTTGGCTATAAAAGTACCAAAAATGTTGTAAATAAAAAAGTTAGCAAAGAAAATATACTAAAATTTCCATTGGATGGAGTAAATGGAAATCAATACAATTTGATAAATATTAACGGAGTAAATGAACTGGTAAGTGGTGAAATAAAGCTGGTAAATGAAAAAAAGAAAAAGGAAATCATTGAAGTTCTTGAGGGAGTGATTGACTTTTTACAAAGAAAAAATGATTTTCTGATGGCTGAAAGAAACTTCGTGTGGTTTGAAAGTGAAAAAGAAAAAAGGAAATATATGGAAAAAAATAAAAAGCCTTTCTGGAAAAGATTTCTAGGAATATAAGGGGGGCTTGCATGTCAGTTAAAATGATGAGCTGGGAAAATCAAAAACTGATTTACTGGTTTATAGACTGCTTTGCTTATTATTTAGCTGATAAGGACATCAGCAATTTATCCAGCAAGGAAAAAACTGGAATATCTGATTATTATAGATTCCACGCTAAAGAAAAATTGAAGAAGCTTTACATAAGAGCGAGTGGAAAGAGCTTGAAAGGATATGAGCCTTTTAAAAATCTGAATGAAAAATTGGAAAAAAAGATAATTGAGGTTCTTGAAAAGAAATATACAAATAATAATAAAGCAAAAATAATCCTGGATTCATTAATGAAGTTTGTGATTGAAGAAATGCAGCTTCTGTTAATCAAACTAGAAGGAACTTTCAGCCTTGCTTTAAAGCTGGTAACAAATCAGGAGGCTGTAGAGTTTACTAATTTCTTGTTTGATTATTTCATGGATAAAGAAATTCCGATGTGGAATCAAATTCATGAACTTTATAAAAAACAGAATAACCGGAAATGGGTCTATTGGATGTTAAAAAGAAAGATATGTGTCATAACTGGAAAGCCAAATGCCCAGTTGGCACATATTTCAAAATCAGCGGGAGCTTTAGGGGGATATAGATTTGATGGTGGAATAGGAAATTCATATCTTCCGTTATCAGCTGAATGGCATCTTGGAGTGGATCATGGAGTAGGCGGAGGAAGAAAAAAACTAATGGCAAAGCTTAGAGAAATCTACGTTGAACCATTTGAAATAAAAACTGCAGAAGAGGTAAAGGAACTAAAAAAAGTTTATCCTGGGCATTTCAGGGCCTTTAAGGAGAAAGGAGTAAATAATGAGCGTACAAAGCAGGATTAGAAAAATAGAAAAGAAAAAAGGAATATACAAAAGAAGAAAAGAAAATATTATAAGATGTAAACCAAAAGAGCCTGAAAAAGTAAAGTTCTGAGGAAATGTTAAAAAAATGGGTTTTGACATACAGGAGGAAACTAAATGGGATGGAGATAAATATCAGAATATTATAACTTTTTCCGAACTTGATGAAGAAATAGAACAATTCGTATGTCATAATTGTGAGAATTCAAGTGAAGATTTAGAAGACATAGCAGAATGGAGTGAAGAATAAATGACTTGTTATGAAGTTTTGAAAATAGTATCAGAAAAGGACAAAGATTGTTTAGAAAATGTGAAAAATGTTTTGAATGACGCATTAGATGGAAGCAAATATTTTAAAGTCAAGGAAATAAAATTTTTATCAGACAGTATAAAAATAGAATTTGAAAATGAACTTAGCTATGAAGAAAGAGATACTGAAGATGGGAAAGTTAAAACAAGTTTTGATATTGAAAAATTAGGATTGAAAGGTAAGGAAATGGATAAAATGCTTTTTGAGAGTAAATATATTATGAATGCAATAAGCAGCATAAAAAAACAAATTTTAGAACAGGTAGAAATAGTAAAATAAAGGAGAAAAAATGAATAGAGAAATTAAATATAGAGCTTGGCTCAAAGAAGAGAAAAAAATGGTTAATGTTTTTTTGATGTCTCTAACAGAAAAATGGATTGGTTATCAAATTTTTTATGAAGAAGAAAAAAAGAAAAAAATTGAATTTTCTGATTCTGAAAATTTTGAATTAATGCAATATACAAATTATAAAGATAGTAAAGGGAAAATGATATTTGAGGGAGATATACTGTTATCTTCAAATGAGAATGGCACTTTCTTACAATTGATTGGCTTTGGAGACAGTGAAAGGGATTATGACTGTATGCTGAAAGGATTTAAAATTATTGACGGCTATACTCTTGAAAATGATGATTATGAAATTAGTGAATGTAAGTCATTAACACAGGAACTGATTGAAAAGAATAATATTCCGATTATTGAGAAGGAAAATATAATTATGGATGGTCAGTGGGTAATTGGAAATAAATATCAGAATCCTGAACTAATGGAATTAATAAAAAAAGGAGCGAATAATGATTGAAATATTGCATGGAGATGCACTTAAAAAAATAAAATTGCTAAAAGATAAAAGCATAGATTGCATAGTGACATCTCCACCTTACTGGCGATTGAGAGATTATGGGAATGAAAAACAATTGGGTATTGAAGAAACACCAGAAGAATTTATAAATACTTTATGTGATTTCTTTGATAATTGTTGGAAAGTTTTAAAAAACACAGGAACATTATTTGTAAATCTAGGAGATAGTTATAGTAACAGCAACATAATAAGTACGATAGGAAGAAGAGGATTTTATAAGGGGGATAAACCTGATAAAATCTTGAAAAAAGAAAAATGTATTGCAAGGAAAAAATCATTAGTAGGAATACCAGCTATGTTTATGCTTGAAATGATAAAAAGAGGATGGATATTAAGAAATAAGATAATATATCAGAAATCAAATGTAATGCCAGAGAGTGTAACTGATAGATTTTCTAATGATTATGAAGAATTATTTTTCTTTGTAAAAAATGAAAAATACTATTTTAAAAAGCAATATGAACCTTATGCAGAAAAAACTCTTAATGCATTTAAAAACGGGAAAATACCTCAGTCACATGAATATTTGAAAAGTGGACAAAGTAAAATTGCAATGAGAAATAATAAAAATTGGCTTGCAGTTGTAAGTGAAAAGGGAAGAAATATGAGAACTGTATGGAAAATAGGAACTGTTGGAATAAAAGAATCTCATTTTTCAACTTTTCCTGAAGAACTTGTAAAAAGGTGTATATTGTCAGGCTGTCCTGAAAGAGGAATAGTACTTGATCCTTTTTTAGGATCTGGTACAACTTTAAAAGTTGCAAAAAAGTTAAATAGGAGTGGGATAGGGATAGAGTTAAATTGGAAATATATACAAATTGCTAAAAACAGAATTGGAAATGATTTGTTTAACGAGATACAAATAATAACTGATATAAATTAAGGAGAAATAATGGCTAGGAAACTAAAAATTAAAAGACCTGATAAAAAAGAAATAAAAAGGGAAGTTGAAGAAAACTTTGACTTCCATTTGCTTATGTTTTCAGTTTACAAAGCAGCGAGTCTTTTCCTGGAAAAATTCCATTTGAAAACTCAGTTTGGAATTAACAGGCACACTGAAAATGGGATAATAGACACGAAAAATATCAAAATAAAGTCCTTGAAAGGTTATCCCATTTTAGAAAATTTCGAGGGCATAGGCACTGTTATAACACAGATAACTAAATCTATGCTGATGTTACATAATGATACATTGAGAAAAAAATATAACCTTGACGGCAGAATTTATACTGATGCATCTTTGCACAAAGCTTATGATGAATGTTACTTAGAATACGGATTGCCTTATAAAATTAAATGGGATGAAGATATTAAATCTGAAGATAAAGAAGTGGAAGACGCATTAAAAACACTTGCAGATTCCGTTGTCAGATTCAAAGTTGTAGAAGATTTGATTTATAGGGATATTGAAATAGACATCCCAACACGGAAGTACATTCGTACTATGATTACAAAATTCAATAATAGCTTTCTGCCATATGTTACAGAAATAATTGAGAGTTGAAGTTAGAAAATAAGGAGGAAATAAAATAATGGAACAATGGAATAAATTAGTTGGAATGGTGAAAGAATTTTATATAGCATTTGGACAACAGGAATTTTTAGAAAAGGAAATGACTATTGATAGAATAAAGTTAAGAGAGAAAATGTTTAAGGAAGAACAAACAGAATATGAAGATGCTGAAAAACAAAATGATATAGTTGAAAAATTAGATGCAGTATGTGACATGTATTATATCCATATAGGGACATTGCTGGAACAGAACAAAGGAGATGTTGAAAAAGTTGCATCAAAAATATTTTATCTAGAAGATGAAAGGACTAAAAAAATCTTTAAATGGGAAGCAGAAAATGGTTTCAACAAAATTCTGTTTCAAGCGTTTGAAGAAGTTCACAAAAGTAATATGTCAAAATTAGGGCTAGATGGAAAACCAATATACAGGGAAGATGGAAAAATAACAAAAGGACCGAATTTTTTTCCTCCAAATTTGAAACAATTTTTGGAAGTTAGAAAATGAAGATGTCCATAATAATCTTTTTTGTTATATTTATAATTTGGTGTATTACTGGCTTTATATACAATGCTGTTTATTCTTTCAGAAAAAAGAAAAGTAATGAAAAAGAGATAACAATAGATTTGACGGAAATTACAAAGCAGTAGTTTCAGAAATATAACAAAAAGAAAGTTGAGCTTAGAAAACAGAGAAGAAAATACAGATATTATAAAAATTATATAAATAAAAAATAGGAGATGATATAAATGAAATTTTTAGAAAAAAATGAATATGGGAGTTTAACATTAAAATCAATTGCAAAGTTAATAGGGCTTGGAATAACAGGATTGGGATTATTAATAATTTTAATAGCTAGTACATATACAGTCAAAACTGGAGAGATTGGAATAATCACAAAATTTGGAAAAGTATCAAGAGTTGCTAAGGAAGGAATGAATTTTAAACTCCCTTTTATAGAGTCAGTAACAAAAATTGAAACAAGAGACAGAATACTTACTGGCAAATATATGGTTTCTTCAGAGGATATACAGACAGTAGAAACAGAAGTATCAGTTCAGTATAGAGTAATAAATGCTATGGAAATATTTAAAAGATTTAAAGATGAGTATGGAAATAGATTAGTTAATCCTAGAATGGCAGAAGTCATTCAGGCAACAACAAGTAACTATACAATAGAGGAATTGGTGGCAAAAAGGCAACAATTAGGACAAGATATTTATAAAAATCTGCGGGAAGATCTAATGCCTTTTGGAATTGAAGTAGTAAAAGTTTCAATAGTTAATCATGATTTTTCAGATGAATTCGAAAAAGCTATTGAAGCAAAAAAAGTAGCTGAACAAAATGCACGAGCACAAGAGGTTAAAAACCAACAGAATCTTAAAAATGCTGAAAATAATCTGAAAGTAAAAGAACTAGAAGCAAAAGCTAATAGTGTGTTGACAGAAAGTTTAACGGACAATGTACTTAGAAAAATGTATATTGAAAAATGGGATGGAAAACTTCCACAATATCAAGGAAATGGAACTCCGATTATTGATTTGAAATAATAAAAAAAATACTTGAAAATATAAATGAAATAAGGTATAATCAGGAGGTAAAAGTGCAATTAAAAGAAATGCATGAATTATTGAAAAAAGATAAAGAAATTCAAAGTCTTATTATAGATGTACAAAAAGCTAGGAAAAAGTTTGGAAGTATTGATGTAGTAGTACATATTAGAAAAAATAAAATAATAGATAAGACTTATAAAGTAAAAAAAATATAACAATTAAATATTAGAGCAAAAACTAAATGAAGTGAGCCGTTAATAAGATTGCCATTAGAAAGCAGAGAGCAGTCGAAATTGACGGCTCTTTTTATTCTTTTATTATTTTAATCTTAAATTAATAATACTATGTTAAATGAGGATAAGTGATTGATGTGACCATAACAGATATTGTAATATCAGCCTTTACATGGGCCTTTTTCTTTGTTGTGTTCTTTGTGATGCTGCTGAATGTTCTGATAGCTTTACTGAAATCAGTAGGCAAGGATATATTTAACATGAATTTGGATAATGAACAAAGAAAGTTTAATAATCTTGAGAAGTTATCAAAAGAGATAGAAACAATAGAAAAGAGTATTAATGAACGCAGTGACAATTTAAAACTTATGATTGCAGAGCTGAGACTGGAGAGATGTAAGAAGGCTTATAGGGCAAGTAAGAAAAGATTGGAAAAGATATAAAATTAAAAATAAATTTAAAAAGGTACTTTGGGGGGAATTTTTAAAGCCCGAGGGTCTGGCGAGAGCCCGGAAAATACAAATTTTTTATAAAATTTCATAACTATGTCGTGTCGGAACAGGGGGTGTAAGGATGATTAATAAGTTAGATTTTGATGAAACAATAAAAATCAGAGAACTGGCAGAAATATTAGGAATAAGTGAAAGACAGATTCAAAGATTAGCTAAAGAAAATGTAATTCAAAAAAACGACAAAGGGAAATATTTATTTTATAAGTCAGTCAGAAGCTATATTGATTATCTGCGTGAACTTGAAGGCACTCCTCAACAACTTCAGGAAGAAAAATTGAAAAATGAAATTGATTATCTAAAGACACGTGACAGGAAAGAAAATATAAAAATAAAAATATTAGAAGCCGATTTACATGAAGCAAATGATGTAAAAAGAGTTATGAATAATATAATTGCAGGATTTAAAGGTCAATTGCAAACAATACCTTATAAATTAGCACCACTTATTATAGGAGTTGAAAATTTAGGAGAATTGCAAGAAATAATTTCGGATAATATCAATAGTATTCTGAAAGAATTATCAGAATATGACAGAAATAAATTTATAAAAAATAAGGAATATATAATCGAAGATGACGAAGAAGAGGAATAAAGAGAAAGAAAAAATAGGAATCAAACAAAAAACAATAGATTTATTTTCCGAAATTTTAAAAGAACTTGCACCACCGCCAAAATTAACAATAGATCAATGGGCTGATAAATATAGAATATTAAGTTCCAAATCAAGTGCTGAACCTGGGCGTTGGAGCACTGACAGAGCTCCATATCAAAGAGATATCATGAAAGCAATATCAGATAGCAAGACTGAAATAATTGTTTTAAAAATGGGAGCACAAGTAGGAAAAACAGAGATTTCATTAAACACATTAGGATATTTTATTGATTATTTGCCTAGTTCTATAATGTACTTAATGCCAACGAAAGAATTTGCACAAGAATTTGCATCTACTAGATTTATGGAAATGGTAAGAAGTACTCCAAGGTTAAAAAATAAGATAATTGATGAAGAAACAGGAAGAGATACAAAAAAAATCAAAGAATTTTCAGGAGGATATGTTGTTTTTACTGGTTCTGGAAGTGCTAGTGAATTAGCTAGTAGACCAATAAGAGTAATTTTAGCTGATGAAGTAGATAGATTTGAAAAATCTGTTGGAAGTGAAGGAGATGCAGTTGAATTAGCAATAAAAAGAACACAGACTTTTAAAGGTAGTAGAAAAATTGTATTAGTCTCAACTCCGACTGTAAAAGGTGATAGTAAAATAGATTCAATGTTTCAAATAGGTACGCAAGAAAGTTTTTATGTGCCTTGTCCTTGTTGTGGAAGTTATCAGAAATTTATTTGGAAAAATTTTGATTTTGAAACTTGTGGGATTAAATGTGAGGACTGCGGGGAAATATCAGATGAAATTAGTTGGAAAAAAAATAGAATACATGGAGAATGGTTAGCAGAAAATCCTGACGTGAAAGACGAAGATGGAAATATTAATTTAAGAATACGTTCGTTTCATTTAAATGAATTTTATAGCTCCTGGAGTGATTGGAAAGATATTAAGGAAAATTTTTTAAGGTCAAAAGGTAATATTGAAATGATGAAGGTATTTACTAATACCGTATTAGCTGAAACTTTTGAAGAAAAAGAAGATACTCTTGATTGGCAAAAAATATTAAGCAGATGTGAATATTATAATTGTGAAATACCTGAAAATGTTAATGTTCTTACTTGTGGAGTGGATGTTCAGGATAATCGTCTTGAATACGAAATTGTCGGATGGGCAAAAGATGAAGAGTGTTATGGTATCAAATATGGAACTATATATGGAAATCCAGGAGAAGTTTTTATTTGGGATGAATTAGATGATGTTTTAGATAAAGAATATTCGTATCAAAATGGAGAAAAAATAAAAATACTATGTACTTGTATAGATTCGGGAGGGCATTTTACTTCTGAGGTATATGCGTTTGTAAAAACAAGAGAACATAGAAGAATATTCGCTATAAAAGGTATGGCAGGAACTCGTGAGCTAGTATCAAAACCAAGCCGAAATAATAAAGGAAATATAGCATTGTTTCCAATCGGTGTAGATAGTGGAAAAGATACTATATTTTCTAGATTACAGATTGAAGTTGTAGGAAAATATTATTGTCATTATCCTATTGAGGAAGACAAAGGATATAACGAAGTTTATTTTAAAGGATTAACTAGTGAAAAAAGAGTAAATGTTGTTAAAAGAGGTGTTAGAAAATCTGAATATAAATTGATAAGTGGTCGAAGAAATGAACCATTGGACTTAAGAAACTATAATTTGGCTGCACTTAGAATAGCTAATCCAGATCTTGAAAAAAGATATTCAATGGGTAATGTTAAAACAAAAATGGTTATAAAGAAAAGAAAAATATTATCGAAAGGAATTTGATAGATGGGAAAATCAGTTCATAGCAGAGAATATATATTAGAAATGTTAAGTGAATACATAAAAGCTGAACGTGCAGTACTGGCTGGGAAAAGCTATAAGATTGGAACACGTGAGCTTACAAGAATGAGTATTGATGAAATAAGAAAAGGGAGAGCTTACTGGGAAAGTGAACTTCAAAACTTAGATAGCAGAGGAAGTAGAAGAGTTAGAAGAGGAGTTCCGAGAAATTTATGATAAGGAAGGAG